AGCAGCCTTTTCGAGAAACTCTCTGCTGAGAACACTGCAAAGAGGCTAGCTACGTTGTCCCGTGAAGAGGTTGCTGCTGCTATGGCTACTATCGAAGCCATAACCGGAGTTGAGACGGCTGAGAGGATGAGAATTAGAGTTGAAGAAGAGAAAAAGGAGAGTCGGAAGCCCGGTGTCTATGAGACTGAAGGTGAGTTTGGTGACTTGTATGACCTGTTTGACGGTTCTTATGAAGATGGCGAGTCGGTACGCGAAACCTTTGCTGAGTGTCATAATGCTGTAGAGAGTGTTTGTGAGTGTGTACATGATGTATTGATAAAATACTGTACGGAAGATTTGAATTTGCGTGTGATAAATGGTAGGCCGTGTATTATGTTTCCTACTGAGGTATTGGAGGTACTCATTGGTGAAGATGTTGTAGTTCTTGAACCTGACATAAGTGGCACTTATTCGTATTTGCCACAGAGTGTATGTGATTGTAAGATAGGTAAGAGGAAGATGGCGTTTGATTTGGCGAAGTCTTGGATTGATGTTGATGATCAACCTGTTTATGAAGCCGCTCTTGGTTTAAAACTGGTTAAAATACATCTGGAGACACCGAGTATCCTGTTTAAGATCGCCAAATTCCTGTCCTTTATCGCCATTGCTTCTGCCGTTGTCGGCCTTGCTGTTTTCTTATATAGGAGGTTTCTCTCTCCCGGAGGGACTCAGGACTATGAGAGGCAGATGAAGACTGTAAAACCTAGGAAGTCTAAGGTTATGCAAGATAACAATCCGAAGTTTCAGGATCTTGAGGAGACAATCATGAAGGGTTGTGGGAGCTTTAGGTGTGAGTACAGAAATGAAGACGGTGTGTTGAAGGAGATTACCACAGGCATGTATTGCTTAGGTGGAACAGCATGGTACCTTCCTGGACATACTGTTAAAAAGTTGAGGAACTATAACCCTAGTGTATGTACTTTCTCATATCGTACGCATGCTGGTACGCCAATTGTTTTTGACGTACCGTGGTCCGAATGTACTACCAAGTACTTGTTCTCTATGGAACACGATGTTGGTGTAATATCTCACCCTAGGTTACAACCCTTACGGTGTAAGGTTAACCTATTTGCGAACGCTGTTGAGTTGAGTAACATATCTTCAGATCTATGTGTTTACTCGTGGAGTAGTGGAGCTTATTGCAAGACGCTCGTTAAGGATGTAAGGATACAGATCGTGAGTGTGGAGGACAACAAACATCAGTTGTTGCTCTATCAAGGATTCCAAGGAGATGGCCTGTGTGGTTCGCCCGTAGTTGATCGGGTTTCAGGGAAGATTGTAGGGTTTCACGATGCTGGTTGGCCCAGCGGAAGAGGAGGTGCAACGATTTGTGGGAAGCAACTAATTTCTAAGTTAGTGGAAGCCTCAAATGCGTTGTTCGTAGATGTCCATGATATTGATACTGTTAGTTGTGATAGTGAGTTGAAGAACGATTATTGTGTTGTGGAAAAGATTGTGGACCCTACGTTTGTTGGAAGAATTTCGACTAAATCTAGTTTGTATCCCAGTGCGATGTATGGAGTTTTGGGAGACCCTGAGAAGGTGATCCCCCAAGGTAAGTTAGAAGATGCGTTTAAGTGTATGGAGCCTTATGCAAAGGAACCGAAGTATTTCGTATTCCCAGATAAACTCGTAGACGGAGCTGCAGAAGAGTACGCTGACGTTGTAATACGATCAGCCCCCCCAGTTAGTGCGTACAGACCCAGACCCCTCCCCCTCAAGACTGCTTTGGAAGGTATTCCTAACCTTCCTTTCCACCTACCCCCTATGCGCGATACCTCTTCAGGTCTCCCTCTAGTCAATATGGGACTGCC